GGATTGATTCTCTAATACGACAAAGCATTGATTGTAAAGTTCTTTAATTCGTTCGTTCATAGTCCACCTCCATACAGACATGTTATTGTCCGTAATGACCTAACAAATCTGCGTCAGTGGCGTCTACTTCTGGAACCACTGGGTAGCACCCAGTGCGAAGACTAACTCCGACCTTCGATGCCATCTCGTTGTATGCCCGCTCCTTCGTTTTGCATTCTGAAATCGTATCGAAATACACAGGCGGCGCATACGCTGCACCGTTGTTAGTCAATGCATACATAACTAAGATAAACGTCTTTACCATTCACTGCTCCTTTTGTTTATATATGAGTGTTTCTTCAATAACATTATTATACCGCAAAAAGCGTTGGAAGTCAAGAACTTTCTTACGCAGCTTTTTGCATACTCATAATGAGTTTTAAACGGTCAGCGCAGTATGACGCAGCGAATGCTTGTGGTTTGACCATAGGCACTACGTTACACATACCACGAATATATCCAGTTGCCTCTTGAATCACGCAACTAGAGCCGTATCTTTCATCAGGGTTAATGTCCAAGTGAATCTGAACATCTCTGTGTTCCAATACGTCATGTAGTTTAAGATACAATTCCGCAATTTTCATGACTTCATTCATCAAACGCATACGTGGGCGATCTTTCTTTTGCCAGCTTCAAGATTTCTTCTCGATTAGTTATTTCAGTTTTCCTTTAAGCATTCACGCAAGATAGGCAACAAATCTTTCGCGTACTCTGGGGGGTAGTGCATAGCGTTGCGCTCATCTTGCCTCTTGTAGTATTCAAGACACTCTATCGCCTGCTTTATCACAACATGATAGCGTGCAGTGTCTTTACGAAGGCTCTCAATTTCGTCACGCGCTTTATGCGCTTCAGAAGTGCCTTCCGCATCAAACCAATTAATCACATCCATTTTATTTCCTCTTTAATCTGTGCAAGGTCTGCTAGGTGAGCTGCGCTTCGGCTAATCCGAGCTGAGTACCTAGCCATTCGTCTGTGGGCTACCTCGCATTTCGCCACATCATCTAGGGTGCTACCCTAGCATCTATTGGTGGGGAGGACTTTCGTCACGCTGGGTTGCATCCCCCGAGAACTCCCGAAGTCCCAGCTACTCCCCGTTGATCTGTGTTACACACCAATTGGTGTACAACTTGCTTAAAGGTCTTTAATTCGTTGGTTCATCATTTTAAGTCTCTGGGTCACTGAAGCATCCAACATTATTTTTCGCCCAACAAATACTTATTGCTGATAGCTTTGAAGCTCATATCACCATTGACTTGTTTAAAGACAACACCTTCACGTTCGCATCCGATCATACCCATAACAGATTTACCTTCAGCAAACTTTAGAACATCCTCAACGTTCTTGATACCAAGAGTATCGTACAGTTGAGCACGAGAAGCTAGAACAGGAACATGCTTCAAGCCCATCTTATCAATCAGTACCTTACGGATGCCAGGATCCATATATGCGCCAGTCTGAATATTGTACACATCAAAGACGTAGAACATAGTTTCCTTCAGATTGTAGATGTTGCCTTGAATGCCTGGACCGATTAGTTCGCCTTGAATAGCAAAGTCCCAGTATTCATCAATGGCACGCATCTTCTCTTCAACACCTTCTTTGCGGACAGTTTGCCAGAAAGCATTACCTTCAGTTTCCATCAGGTCCATGTTGCGAGAGCAGACACCGAACTCACCGCGAATCAGGTAGCAAGTCATAGAAGAACCTTCTAGCTTCTCAGTGACTTCAAACATCAGATGAGACTCAATGGCACCATTAATCTCTTTGACAAGATTTTGAGCACGTTCTTGATCAGTCTTAGGAATCTGAGTGGGGAAGTTACCCTTACACAGACCAGCAAGCTGAGCAGGAATAGTCTTTTCCCACTTCTTAATGTTCAGTGGCTCAGATACATCTAGACCTTCAAACAACTGAGACACGATGTTAGCGCAAGTTGGTTCTAGAGGTAGCAGCAAACCTTGAGAGATTTGACCACGCAGTTTAATAGTGCGCAGACGTTCTCCTTTGACACCTTCAAACTCACGTGGTTCTTTACCTTTTACTAGGAATGGCGCCAGTTCAATCGGAATCCAACTATCGATCTCACAGTAAACAGCAAGATCGCCAACCTTATATTCACCTTTTTTAACAACTACACTCCAACCACTAACCACTGCACACTCAATCGCATCAGCGTCTTTGATTGGGCGAATCTCATTAATCTTTCGAATGCTAGCTAGTTTACGCATAATGTAATTCCTTGACAATCAACTCTGCCAATTTTTCCAGTCCCTTGGGAGAAAATGTATATGATTCTGGATCAGAGGGGAAATCCCAGTCTAAATGATCAGCAGAATTCAATGCCAGTTCTTTAATTCGTTCGTTCATTCATCATCCTCCTCATAATACATTCCCAATTCGCGCATCATCATATGCTTAACACGAAGATTAGGTTGACGATAACGATCAGTTGAAGTGAAACCTAACAGAGTACCAACTTCAACGACTGCACCACTACGGCACACACCCGCAAAGCAATGAACCAATACATTCATACTATTATCCATTGCGTGTTGTAGCAATCGCACAATTTCATTTGCTTGATCTTTTTGGATTGCGAACTCACCCATGTTTGGATCCATCTTCACATCATTGTCTTCAATGTCAAGAAAGTCAAATTGATGAACTTCCTTGAACTGATGCTTTGGTGTGGGGAAATTGCCAGGTGGATCCATAATCTGAATCAACATGGCGTTTGGACCCATGTCAGAATGCCGACCATTCTTAACATCATCCCAAGCAACATTCTCAATCCAACGAATAGTCATTACCGCTCCAAAATTACATAATCACCAAAATATTTGTCGAACGTAGAGACTAAATGTTCATAGTCTCCACTAATCATTTCTTCACTAATGGTTTTACCATCTAAACCAAGCTCCTTGGCAAGTTTTCGTGCATTGCCTAGAAGACAAAATGCATTACCATCAGCACAAGTAAGGTCAATGCAGTTCATGAATTCGTTCATTCATGAAAACTCCCTAGAGCAAAAAGCATATCCATCTTCGTCATCCCAATCATATTCAATATTGAACCATGGGCGGGTATCAATCTTTCCTTGTGTATTGTGCTGAAGATTCTGCATTCCATTCGCATTGATATATCCAGGCGATTTATATGTTTCAATCATATTGACAAAATCATCGTAATCTATAGTAGATCCATACTCATCAACGATAGTCTTGTCTTTTAGGAATTCCTTCCATGCACTCCACGATACCAATAGACTGGCACGGTATCCTCGAAATGAAAATGCCCAACCCATTGATGATTTACCAATATGGTATTCTTTATCATACCGATTACAGCATTTGCACAGATTACTGGCTACATAATAGTTAGTTCCCATTATTCAACCCCGAAATGTTCTTTTACAGTTGACACTGCATCAAGGATTCCACGATCCCAAGCGTTATGATTAGCACCACCCAACTCCCATCCCTCTGTTTCAACAACAAATTTCTGTTCGTCAGTGTTCAGCATAGTGTTGATACATTCTTGCACGATCAACTCGGCGAACTTTTCAGCAACTTGTGGATCAAAATCGTAAGCCCAATCTTTGCCTATAGTCTCTTTGTAAAGTTCTGTAATTCGTTCGTTCATTCCTATCTCCAATCACTCAACAGTTCATATTATACATGGATAGTACCAAATGTCAAGCATTATTTTAACTAATCAAAGAGTGTTCTAGTGTCAGAAGTATACCCACCCAACCGATCGGTAATCAATACATTCCCTGACAATCAATTCGGCGAACTTTTCCAGTCCATCTAGTGGTTCTATAACTGTGCCTTCTTTGCTGACAGCAACCATAAACTTGGGTTCATCGTGAAGTCTGCTGATGCCTGCTTCTAATCTCAGTTGATTAATTCGTTCGTTCATAGTTTAACTCCATTGTAATGCCGCTATTGTGGCATACTTGGCATATTTCCGTCTAATCTTTATGGTTAAACGATTTAATGTAGCGTCCCGCCTGCCCATGCTCCAGTTCCAATCCCAACCTTGTCGGCCCACATGTTCTTCAAGCCAAGGACGATAATGATCGTTTGGGTCAGTAGAATCTAATGTCACCCATACAGCACCGCCCAGATCACACCAGCGTGGATCGTTATGATCTACGACAATTTTACCACGAGGCCATTGTACATTGATCACGACTCCTGGCATGTATCGCCACCAAAGCCTATCTTTAAGATTGAGACCGTAAGGCATGTAATGTGTACCGTAGGCACCATCGAACTTAAAGATTCCGTTTATTTCTAGTTTACTCATGACCACCTTAATACAAAAAACATCTGGTCCCGGGCGTTCTCAAAGTAAAACCGGCCAGCATACATTTCTTTCCAGCGATCGCCTTCGGCACCAAATACAGTTTCACACCACCGGTATATTTCAAATGTCCGACTCACATTCCAAATGGTCAGCGGAACCTGTGCCCAATGGCCACCATGTTCATTCACACCTGCTGTAGCCGAAGATTGGCAGTCGCTCAAATCCACTTCGGTAGCGTATATTTTAGCATATTCTTTTAGCCTTGTCACAACTCTTTCACTGCAGCTATATTATAGCTGAAACGGAATTTCTGGTCAACCTAGGGTTTTTTGGTAAAAACGTAGATTCCTTCGTATTTGAATCCATTTTGTTTCTTATTGTTGCCTTGCCCAGGCCGCACATTCAACATCATCTTGATGGTGCTTTGATATTGGAATCCAACTTTTTCACTCAATTGTTTCCAGCGTTCTACGATTTCAAATTTTTCTTTGCCGGATTTATAATCTGCTATGTTCACAGCATACACCGCATCATCTTCCAATGCTCGATGGATCATCTTGAGTGTAGGTTCCACATAAAGATCAAACCAAGCATCAAGGTTCGAACAACGATTCATGCATTGTGTAGGTTCATCACTGTAGATTTCCAAATCAAAATATGGAGGACTGCTAAAGGCGGCTTGATAAAATCCTGGTTCCGGATCAAAATCTTCGCTGGGGATACAATGCATACTGTATCCATTGCCCTGGCCACATTCACTAAGCAATTCTCCGAGGGCAACCAGTCCATCGTAGGTTTTAGTATTGGGATCTATTCCGGTATAATTGTATCTCATGCGGCTGGTCATGGCCCCCATCATGCGACCGCCATAGCCCGAACTGAAATCTAATAGATTGCCAAACAATGTAGGACAGATATATTCCCATACAGCCCTTGCGTTCATGGGTTTGAAATTTTGTATACTTCCACCTGACACCAAATCAAAGGCTCGACGCAGGTTTTTTGGCACTACCGCCAGCTCACCTTCGTCTCTGTGTTTGTAACAGAGATTGATGGCACGGCGCAGTTTGTTATCATTCATGAATCTACCGCGTAGACTGACTTCTGTGTTGTCTCTAGTGTGTGCATCTTGTATGTTTTCGAACCAGAACCTACCCAAGGTCAGACCTTCGTTGTTCCCGACCTGCAAGATACCGTTGTCTACTTTTTTTTGTCGTTGCGCCAGATCGAATATAGCTTCCTGGCAACCTTCGAGATTGAAATAGTATATGGGAAGGATATTCTTACCACGATAGATATCGAACACTTCTTGTTCGATATCTTTTTTGCCAGCATCATCTGCAGCCAGCCAGACCTCTTTGCTCAACTGAAGCAGTCTTGGCATCTCTGCCTCGTACCCAGTACATACCTTGTCCGTGGGAGTATAACCCCATCGTTGACAGAGTTGATTGTAGTAATCTAGAATTTTTTGATTAGTTGTAATACTTGTCATATATCTCTTTGACCCTGATTAGATACTGGATTTTAGGTATCTTGCTCCAAAAATCTTTGGTATGGGTTTTGATCAATACGGCCTTGGGCAATGTATTATAGCATGGAACATTGTTGATCGCATCCGTTAGTTCCTATTATTCAACTCCCTTTTAGTCCCGTGGCGGCACGCCACTCTTTTTCTACATTGTTGGCTATATCAAGCCCGCTTACTGTGCTCATTTCAAAAACTCCTTCACTTGTTCGTACACCTCATTACGTGCTGGGTTGTCGGACTCATGCCAAAGCCACCCTGCGTAGCGCATCTCGGTTTCAGCACGGCGCAGCAAGTCAATCATTCGTTGCACCTGAGTTTCTGTATATAAACCCTCATCGTCTGGTTCGGGCTTTAGTCCAAGGTTAGTCTGCCAATCGTCTTTGCCGTAGTCTGCTACGGCTTTCATGTACGCCAACTCTCTAATTTTTATCCACGCTACAGGCTTCATGTACTCTTCTCCAATAATCGTCTAA